ATGGCAAATAAGGTCTCCGAGGAGAAAAAGGAATTTGCCCGCGTGCTCTACATGTCGGGCGAACAGCAGAACATCATCGCCGAGAAAGTCGGCGTTTCAAAACAGACCATAAACAGGTGGGTGGCAGAGGAAGCGTGGGACAAACGCAGAGCTGCCCAAAGCGTCACACGCCCCGAAATCGTAAACAACCTGCTGCGGGCAATAAGCAACGAGGTTGAAAAGCTCAACGAAGAACGGGATGCCGAGAAAGTAGCCGGAGCCTGTGATAAACTTTCCAAACTGGCGGCGACAATAGAGAAGCTCGACAAAAAGGCGAGCGTCGTCGATGCGATCGAGGTGTTCATCGGTTTCGGCAAGTGGCTACAACACAGGGCGACCAATGACGAGGAACTCACCCCCGAACTGATAAAGGCGATCAATCGGTTTCAAGACCTGTATGTCTCGGAACTTTTAAGCACGAAAGGGCAATAATGTCAGTCGCAGGAGTAAATGACGCCACCAAACGGTGGAAAGAGTGGTGCGACAACGTACAGGCGCAGACCACCGTAAACCGGGCTGAAAGCGAGGCGGACAAGCAGGCACGCATCAAACGGGCACGGGCGGATTATGCCTTTTTCGTGAATTACTATTTCCCGCACTACACCGACGACCCGGCAACAGGAAAACATACCGAGAGCGCGCCGTTCCACATCGAAGCGGCGAATAAAATACGCAAGAACCGCAACCTCAAAGCTGCGTTCAAATGGGCGCGAGGACACGCCAAGAGTACCCACATGGATATAATGATCCCCATGTGGTTGAAGTGCCAAAAGGTGCGGGATATAAACGTAATGGTGCTCGTCGGCAAGTCGCAGGAGAACGCAAATACCCTGCTGGCGGACTTGCAGGCGGAGTTGCAGTATAACCAACGCTATATAAACGATTTCGGCGTTCAGTACAATTCCGGAAGCTGGGAAGAGGGCGAATTTGTTACCGCCGACGGGTGCGCATTTTTCGCCCGGGGACGCGGGCAGTCGCCCCGAGGCTTGCGGTACCGGAACCACCGCCCTGACTACATCGTGATCGACGACCTCGACGACGACGAATTATGCGGCAACGAAACCCGGGTAAACAAACTTACCGACTGGGTAAAAGAGGCGTTGTTCGGTGCCCTCGACGGCGGGCGCGGGCGGTTTATCATGGTCGGCAACCTTATAAGCAAGTGCAGCGTGCTCGCCAATATCTGCGCAACCGACGGCGTGCTGGTCTCGCAGGTGAACGCGATCGACAAGCAGGGGCGCGTGGCGTGGGCGTCGAAATGGTCGATCGACGAGCTCCGCGACATGGAGCGTTTCATGGGGTACCGCTCTTTCCAAAAGGAAATGATGAACAACCCGATTACCGAGGGCGCGGTGTTCAAACACACGTGGATCAAGTGGAAGAAGCTGCCGAAGCTCTGCAAGTACGATTACCTCGTGGCGTATTGCGACCCCTCGTTCAAAGGCACCAGCAAAAACGACTACAAGGCAATCAAGCTGTGGGGAAAGATCGGGACGGAACTGCACCAAATCGAGGCGTTCGTGCGGCAATGCTCGGTCGCCGAAATGGTGCGCTGGTGGTACGACCTGCACGAGCGGATGATCGTCGCCGGGGTGATATGCTATTACTACATCGAGGCGAATTTCCTGCAAGACATCATCCTCGACGAATTTACCCGAGAGGGGAATTTACGCGGGTACCAGCTACCCATACGGGCGGACAAACGCAAGAAGCCGGACAAGTTCCAGCGCATCGAGGGAATCTCCCCGCTGTGGGAGCGCGGGTTCGTGTTCTACAACGCCGACAGGCAGAACGACCCCGACACGCTCGCGGGACTGGAACAGACCCTCGCGTTTGAAAAAGGAACCAGCAGCCACGACGACGCGCCCGACGCCGACGAGGGGGCGATCTACATCCTGCAACAGCAAACAAGAATAAAAACTTTCGCCCCCAAGTTCGGGCGGCGACCAACCTCTAAAAACTCATGGTAAAGATTTTCAGAAAGTGCGTAAAGGCATACAAGAGCTATGTGCTTTACATCCGATGCAAGCGGGCAATCAAACGAGCCGACCGAAACGCCGTAGTGACGGGCAAAAAGTGGCTCGTGCTCATGTACGGCGGCAAACCCCTCGTCGTGAGCAAACAGCACCTCAAAGCCAAGATTAAGGAGGGCGCGTTCTGCAAGGGTTTCACGCCCGAAAAGGCGGAATCGCTCGCAATCTACAAAACCCGGTAACAATGTTTCTCACCGAGGACGATTACAGGGTGGTATGCGACGAAGACGAACTCGACATACTCACCCGCAGCGAACCCGAGACCCGGCAGAAAGCCGAGCGGGTCGCTATGGAGGAGGTCGCAAGCTACCTCCGTCCGCGCTATGATACTGAAAAAGCGTTTGCCGCCGAGGGAGACCAGCGCAACGCGATGCTCGTGCAGGTGACGGTAAATATCGCCCTGTACTATCTCGTGCACTGGCTCCCGCAGAACTTGGCTCTCGACGGACGGCAGGAGCTTTACGACAACGCGATCGCATGGCTTACCCGCGTGAGCAAAGGCGGTTCAATGCCGAATCTACCGACGTACACCGGAGAGGACGGGGAAACCGATACCTCGAACCCGATACGTTACGGCGGCATGTCCGCCAGCAAATACGATTATTAAACAGCGGTTAAACGCCGCTTAAATTGTGATTTTATGCTGAATGCGTTTTTTTGATAATTTCCTTTCAATGATGCCCGGAACCTCGGCTCGGCACAGGCGCGACGTGCTCAATCTCGCCGCGCAGGTAAAGAAGAAAAGGGACGTCCTTATCGAACTGAACCAGCAGACCGAGAGCCTCACCAAAAAGGACATCGCCACGTGGCGGCAGGCATGGCAGGCGGCGATCAATTACGAGCAGCCGAACCGCTGCGCCCTGCTCGACGTGTACAACGACGCGCTGGTCGATCTGCACCTCTCCGGCTGTATCGCCCAGCGCAAGGGAAAGACCCTGCAAAAACCGTTCGTCCTCACCGGGAAGAACGGCAAGGAGGACGACAAAGCCCGCCTTATGTTCGAGCGCGAGTGGTTCAACGATTTCCTCGACCTCGCACTCGATAGTCCTTATTTCGGGCATTCGTTGATCCAGTTCGGAGACATCACCAACGAGAACGGCGTAATGTCCTTTACGGGCGTCGAACTGGTGCCCCGCAAGCACGTCGTACCCGAATACGGCGTTATTACCCGGGAGGCGGGCGACGACTGGAAAAACGGCATATCGTACCGCGAGGGCGACATCGCCGTGTGGTGCATCGAGGTCGGGAAAGCTCGAGACCTCGGCGTGCTGCTTAAATGCGCCCCGCAGTCGCTCTCCAAGAAAAACATGCTCGCCTACTGGGACACGTTCGGCGAGGTGTTCGGCATGCCGATCCGTATCGGCAAAACCATGTCACAGGACACGAAAGACATCGCGCGGATCGAAACCATGCTCGCCGAAATGGGTGCCGCATCGTGGGGGTTGTTCCCGGAGGGCACCGAGATCGAAATCAAGGAGACCAGCCGGGGCGACGCATACAACGTGTACGACAAACGGATCGACCGATGCAACTCCGAAATTTCCAAAGGCATACTCGGGCAGACTATGACGATCGACAACGGCAGCTCTTTGTCGCAGTCGGAAACGCACCTCGAGGTGTTCGAGAACATCTGCCGTGCGGACGCCACGATGATAAAGTACCTCGTGAACGACCGACTTATCCCGCTGATGATCCGGCACGGGTTCCCGCTCGCGGGGGTGACGTTCGACTGGAACGAGGCGACGAGCTACACCCCGGCAGAGCAGCGCGAGATCGAACGCCTGCTCCTGCAGGAGTACGACATCGACCCGAATTATTTTGCCGACAAGTACAAAATCCCGATCACCGGGGTTAAGAAAACCAGCGCAAACAGTTTTTTCGAGTAGGGGCTGACGCCAGCAAAGGCAAGGACGCCAGCCCCCGGGAGGTGCCGACAAAGAATTTCCGGGCGTTTTACCGGGGTCTTGACGATGCGGTCGAGGGTTTATACCGCGACGAGCTTTTAACGCTTGCAGACGACGAAAAAACGCCCGATTTCGGGTTTGACAGCCGCGTATTTGAACGTGCCGCAGAATGGGTGCGCGAAAGGGGCGGTTTTACCCCCTCCATGTTGCAGGAACAGCCAGCCCGCGACGTGATCGACGAGACGTTTCGCATCCTTGGAGGTGCCGTGTCGTCGTCAATAGGCGAGGAAATGCCCGCAGAACTTACCGGGCTGCTGGAAAACAACGCCTTTATTTTCTCCGGACTGAAAACATACCACTCGTTGAACGAGGTCGGCTTGTCACTGATCGGGGACGACGGAGGGATAAAACCGTTCGAGAAATTCCACGAGGACGTCGCAAAAATCGACGCCAAGTATAACCGCAACTATCTGTATGCGGAATACAATCACGCGGTAACGTCGTCCCAAATGGCGGCGAAATGGCACGATTTCCAGCAGGACGGCGATCGGTACAATTTGCAGTACCGGACGGCGAACGACGAGCGGGTGCGGGAGGAACACCAGCGGCTGCACAACATCACCCTGCCCGTGAGCGATCCGTTTTGGGAGCAGTTCATGCCGCCCAACGGCTGGAACTGCCGTTGCGTCGTCGTACAGGTACGCAAAGGCAGGTACCCCGAGAGCGACAGCCAGCAGGCGGTCGGGATCGGCGAGGAGATCACCGAGGAACCCAAAAAGCGGATTTTCCGGTTCAATCCCGGAAAGGAGTTAAAAGTGTTCCCGGACAAACACCCGTATAACAAGGCTCCCGAAGCAGCAAAAAAGATCGTCGCAAAACTCGCCGAGGAGATAAAGACCCCCGAACAGGCGGTGCGATTCATACAGGAACAAGAGGATCGCCGGGCATGGTTCGAGCGCGGATTTAAGACTTTGGAAGTAACGAGACGAAAAGGCGTAAACGGTTCTACCGATATGAACGGAAATATCGACATGACCCGCGAGCGGCTCGATCGGGTATTGTCGGGGCTTACCAAGCTGCGGCAGGGCGGCGAGGTTTCGTTCGAGGAAGCGGACGCACTGGCGACCTTTTGGCACGAGATCACACACAACCGCAACAAACCCGGCAACGAATACCTTACTACGTTGGCGAGGCGGTATATGGAGCTGGCGAATGAATTTGTAGCGAGAAAGACGCTGCCTGAATTTTACGAATCGTTCGGAGGAAAGATGCAGCATCCCGAGTTTATGGACGACCGACAATCGACCGGATATAATACGTGGGTACGCAATTATTGTTCGCTGATCCGAAAGACCGGAGCAGACCCCGACAAGGTGCTGGATGCGGTGCGTGAGCACTTGTTCAACGAGCACTATTCACAACAAGCTGCCGGATTGGTAAAGGCGATCAAGGACAGCGGGGCGACCAAAGCGGACGGAACGCCGTTAAAGGTAACGGAAATAAAGACGCTGGTAAAGGGGTGTTTGCTATACGGGGAGAGAATGTTCGACGAATACGTGAATATATCACTCGCAGAACATTGATTTTAATTCACCGTCAAACTCTTTTTGAATGGCTTTCGACAACTTTTTATCGGTAGCGAGGTCGGCAAACTCTAAAAACGTACTTGCCCGGTTCTCCTCCGTGATATGGGACAAAAAGAACTCTTTATCGCCGATGATCTCGCCGATAATAGCCTCGTCGTCCGTAAAGTCGAGGAATGTCCGTTCCCGGAGTTTAAGATTGTCGTAATCCAACATAGTACGCATTTTTGCAAAAGTAGCATATTTTCAATTACCAACCAAAGAAAAATGCCAAAACCTGACGAACTGATCCGAAATATACTCTCCGACATGAAAGTCGAACTTACCGAAATGTTCGACCGGAATTTCGAGCGCAAAGGTTTTTTCGGCTCCAAATGGAAGCCCCGGAAGAACAAAAAGGCGAAAGGGTCGCTCCTGCATGTAACGGGAAAAATGCGCCGTTCGATCCGGGCGTCCGTTCGTGGGAAAGGGGTGCATTATTCCTCCCCGCTGCCGTACACCGCACTCCACAACGAGGGCGGAAAGTTCGCACAGAACGTCCGTACCCATACCCGGACAAACAGGCGCACGGGCAAGACCTATACCGTGCGGTCGCACACCCGGCAGATAACGATGCCGAAACGCCAGTTTATCGGCGACCACAAGGAGGTGCGGCAGGCGATCAAACAGATCGTCCACGAGAATATAACCGAGTTTTTCGATAACCTCGCAAAAGAGTTGAGAAAATGAGAAAGGCAATCTACAAAGCCGTTGCCGACAGGCTGAAAAATCAAAAGGTCGGTGTCAAGTTCGTAAGCCTGTGGAACCGGAACACCGAGCAACTTTCCAAACAAAAGGCGTTCCGGCTTCCTGCCGTGTTCGTCGAGTTCGAGCCGATCGAGTGGTCGCAGCTCTCACGGGGCGCACGATCGGCAGACATTCGGGTACGGCTCCATGTCGTAACCGAAACGCTGGCGTCTCCCGAGGAGGGCGGGAAATACCAAGACCGGGCACTCGAACACCTCGACCTTATCGAGCGGATCGACGCGGAGGTGCAAGGTCTCTCCGGTGAGGGGTTCAACTGCTTTATGCTGGTCGAATCCGTGACGGATCACGATCACGAGCGCGTACAGCATGACGAGGAGTGCTTCGTGACACACGCGACCGACACCTCGGCGGTCAAGCCCCAAGCGGTCGCCGTCGGCGTCACACTGGTAAGAGGATAAAACAAGCCCCGGCAACCTTTCTCGGTTCCGGGGCTTGCGTCCTTATTTGTCGGGGATTTCGTCGTAGCGTTCTTGCAGTTCTTCGTCCAGTCGTTTGTCTGTTTCACGAAGCCGGGAAAACAAATCGGCAAAGTCGCTGAAACCGCCCACCGGATCGCCTCGCATGGCATTACGGATATACTGCTCGTAGGCGTCGGTAATTATTTCGCGCTGCTTTTTATTCATCCCGTGTTTGTTTTTGGATATTTTCGAGATACTCGACACCGCAGCGGGTGACTATGGCACCGAAATACGGGTGCGGGTCAATCGCTTTATAAACACCCATAGGATGCCCGATTTCGATCAATTCCGGGGCGATAACCTCGATTTCGCGGAGTAGTTTTGCGGTATGGCAACTGAATACGTCCGCGCCTCCGACAACCTCCTGCAAGGCGGCGATCTGCTCATTGTTCAGTTTGGTTCTTTCGTTCATAAATCAAATAAAGTAAGTTGTTTGTTTTCGGGTTCTTTCGGTAACGGCTCGTTTATGTAGTTCAAGAAAGTGCGGTAACAAATACCGTATTTCGGCTCGATGAATTTTCGCCATACAGCCCGGTAGCACTTGGACTGATTGCCAGCCTCGTAGTGCTCCCTCGTTATCGCGCAAACCTCCCGGATGCGTTTTAACGTGCTTTTATAACGAACTCCCTTTGCCATGTGCCGAAAACTTACTATTTTTGCAAAAGCGTCCCCACGCTTCGCTCGTTAGTCGGTTCCCGGTTGGCGGGCTTCTTTTTTATACCCCGGACTTGCCGGGGTAAGGTTCGATCGTGATCTCGATGTTCAGCGTCTTTTTTACCCGTCCGCTGCCTCGGCAAACGGGACATTCATACGGCTGCGGATCATCCTCTCTCCCGTATGGGTGAAACTCCGGTACCGTGTAAGCTATCCCGGTGCCCTTGCAGTTGCGGCACACCTCGATACTCTCTTTTTCATAATTGCGCACTTTCTCTGACATTCAGCCTTATTCCTCTTTTTTAGGTTCAACAAAAAACGTTTCGTCCTGCTCGACCTTGATGCCGACTTTCTGCATCAACTCGGGCATGTCCTCGTTCTCACGATCGGCGAGGAGCTTGTCTTTGGCGACCTCCTCGCTGGTGCGGACATACGCCGGGTTGAACTCTTTGAGCAGCTCCAGCACCGCCGCCCACGTAAAGCCCTTGCGGGTTTTGAGCTTCGGTGTCCCGGTGCGGAACCCGAGGACGCCGTGCGCCGTCTCCATGCTTTTCTTTTTGGAGAAAAGCTCGTCCCGGTTCTCGGTGGCGAACGTCTGCATCACCTCGAGGGCGTCGTCCTTTTGCTGCTGGAACTTGGCGATCTCCTCGGCATTGCGCTCTCTAATCTTGGTAATCTCCGCGTCCATTGCCGCGTTGATACCCTGCAATTTGGCGTCGGCAAAGGCGAATGCGCCGAAAGCCTCCTCCATTTGGTCGCGCGTAACTCCCGAAACCACGACCTTTTTAACTCTTGTTTTTGCCATTGTTATAAAAATGAAAGTTGGTTATTTCTTCTTGTTGGCGCCGTCGAATATCCGGTGAAACATAGCCTCGATCGAGGCGCATTTCACGATTTCGAGGACTTGGGGGTTCTTGGAACACACCGAAGCGATAGCCTCCGACACCCGACCACCTCGACCGCCGAGAAACCCGACGCACGTCGATGTTTTATCGTTCCCGTCATCCGAAACCGCAAAGAATGCAACACCGCATTTGTCGGAAATTCCCTCCCCCGCAGAGTTGAACATAGATTTGAGTTCCTCGGCGATCTGCCCGGCACGGGTAGCGAAATCGACAGGTTCCCCGGGCTGGTCGGTTTTGGATTCCGACGTTGGGTGGACGAGGTTCGCGGGTTCGTACTCGACGGCATACGTTAAACCTGTGTATTCATCAACTACGTCTACTGCCATACGTTTACATTCTTTAGGTGTTAAATCAAAAAGATTCTTGCGAACAAATACACGTTCATAAGGAGCCGTAATGATTTTATACACAATATCACCAAGATTGGTATTCATGTTGGTTTTGAGGCACACTGCCTGCATTTCAAGCGGAATATATCCGCAACCGATGATTGATTTCTGATTGCTCATAATTTTTTGTTTTTAAGTGGTTTAATTTGTCTTTTTTCGCCTACGTTGCAAGCAGGTTAATCTCTTTGTTTTTCGGGTTCTGTTGCCTTGTAGCGGCTTGTACCTTTGTTTTGGCATAACAGCCGAATACCTCCGTAAAGCGGAATTACAGGATCGCATTGCCTCGGTAAACCGCAACAGGGCTCCGGCGAGCTGCTCACATGCGGCTCTCATAGGTCGCATATTCCGGCTGGTGAACGATCTGCAAGCCGCACTCCTCGGCGATATTCGCCTCGATGCGCGATCCCCGGCTGTCGCCCCAGTCTTTGAGCAGATAGATCGCATCGCATTCGAGCAACAGGGCAACGTCTGCGACGAGGTGCTCGTTCCAGCTCGCCTCCGAGCCGAGCCCGTTGTTGGTCGGGTTCACGGGTTCGTGCCCGAACGCCCGGATTTGCTGCTCCGCCTGCTTGAACTTGGCGGTTACTTGGTCGGTCGGCAAGCCCGAAATTTTGCCGCTGATGTACCATTTCATCGTCTCGCCCTCCATTTGCAGTAAATCCACAACTTGCACAGCCCGACGATTACCACAACAAGCAGCACGAGGGCAAGAGGCATCCACATAGGAGCGAGAACCCACCACCACGACCACGCGATGCACTTTGTCAGTTTCAGCACGATAAAGGCGATTGTGAGCAAGCCCAAAAAGCCGATACCTGCACCCGAAGAATTGTTGTTTGAACTCATAATTTTTTGTTTTTGAAAGGTGAATAAATCCGTTAATTCAATATCGCCGGGGAGGTTTTCCCCGCCGTGTAGCTTTGAGCCAAGAGCTCCATTGCGATACGCTCCGCCGCATCCATGTCCTTTTGTTTGTTGCGGAATGTATTGTACAGGTTCCGCAGACGCTCGGCGGGTATTTTGTTGAAAGACTGGTACCCGGTGGAACGGCAGGCAATTCCTTTGATTATTTCGGCGTTGCTTTCCTTGTCGATTTTACGCAGGTAGCCGCCGATCGCAGCCATAGCACGCTTACGCAGTTTATCCATTTGGTCGCCTTTGTCGCCCTCCAACTGCTTGGAAAGCGAGGCACAAACGTCGATAAGGGCGTGCGTGTCTATGTCGGCACTACTCTCGACGCCGAAGCTCTCGACGATCGCCCGTTTTTCCGCCTCCGTCAGTCCCAAACGCGAGCAAAGGGTGTGGAACTTGCGGAGTACCCCGTTGTGAATTTTATCCATTGTGTGCATAATTGTGTATCATTAAAGTTTATCAATCCAATACTCATTTGCGCCCTGTTCCCATATCACGAAATTGGCACCTCCCTCACCTTTTTCGCCTTTGAATCGGGTCGTTACGAATCCTTTGTACCCCTCGACCCGGATTTTCACCTCCGAGAGCTTTCGCACGTGCTGCGCGATAGCCGGATAGGGCTTGTTGTTTTCTTCGTGTGCTATGAAAATGAATAACTTGTCGGGAAACTCGTTTATCAATTCCATGAACACCGTCCGCGTGAACCCGACCAACGCCGTAATCGAATCAATCACGATCACGTTAGGGCTTTTGCGCTTCCGCAGGCGTTCCCGCAACTCCTTGATCGGTTCTTTCGCCAGCACGATAACCCGGGAGCCGACCTCCTGCATTGCGGCGTTTTTCCATGCGTTCTGAAACGACAGCGATAAACCTTGCTCCAACGTGTCGTAAGCCGCCCGATCCACGAACCCGCACAGGTATTTGAGCAGCTCCAAAGCAAGGTGCGTTTTACCGCCGCCGCTCTCCCCGTAGATAATCCATGCGCCCCGGAGTTCGGGTTTGCCGAACGACGCGAGCCATTTGCCCGTGAAATCGGCAACCTTGAACTTGGCATTCACCACGTTTTTATTGCTTATCGCTTTTGCCATGTCTAAATCCTTTCTCCCAATCTGATAATGAAAACATCGTGATCGGGCGCACCCCATTCGGGTTTGCCTCTGCCGATTGCAATGTTGTCGATTCTAAACAGCATTGCGGTATGGGTGTAGCCTCTGCGGAAGCGGGCATGGGTAAGTTCCTTTGGAATCATGTTACCACGATGGAATGCTTTTATTAAATCAATACCACATCTTCTGCATTTGGCAATAGTCCAATCGTCTATGGGCTTTCTGCCGATCAAATTGCCTTTAGAATCAAATACCGGATTGTCACATAACCGTTTTATCCAATATGGTTTAATCTCGCGGTACTCCTCGGGCTTTTCGCCGGAGGCTTCCATGTCGTACCACTTGGCTTTGACTACAAGGTCGATCGCTTTCATTTGAACACCGTTTATTTGGAGGTTGAACGCTGTTTGACCGCGTGGACTTTGCGTTTTACCCGGCGCAAATCGCTCTCGCAGTCGTCGATAATCTCGTTTATTGTTTCCGGATCGGTCACACCGTTTGCGATGCACACGGCGGCAACGTCCTCGCTGTTTACGACCTGTATCGGGATGAACTTGCGCCCGACACGGCTGTAAATCTCCTTGTAGCCTTTCCGGTTAGTTCGCACACCTTTTTTGATGCGTTTCTCGAGGTAGTCCGTCGCACACAGGATGATCCCGACACGATCCTCGAGTTTGTTGTACAGGCTGATGAAAAAGTAGAGCACTTGATCGCTCAACTTGTCGGCTTCATCGAGTACCACGAGCGGCGTTTCTTTCTTTTTGAGGGCGAGAATAATGTCCGACATCATTTCCGGAACGGTGCAGCCCGTCGAATCAATCCCCATACATTGCAGGAGTTCCGCCATAAAGTGCTTGCGGTTCCAGTACTCGGAGCACGAGAGGTTATACACGTTGCGGTTGCTTGCGGCATAACTCTTGATCGCCTCGCTTTTACCGCATCCGGCATCACCCGTGACTGCGAACACGAGGGAATTGTCCTGCGCGTCCTGCAAAAGTCCGTACATGCGTTTGTAGCCGCGTGTCTCCACGACAACCCACGCACGCGGATCGTAGCCGATTTGCGAGGCGATCGTGCGCCACATTTCCTCGCTGATTAAATCCCAGTTGTTATTGAGCACTTGGGAAATGGTCGCCGGGCTGACGCCGCGCATGGAGTTTGCGGCTTTGTTCTGTCCGCCTTTGATCTCGCAAAACTCCGCGAGTTTGGTTCTGATTTGCTCTTTCTCGATCGTTTTCATATTATCTCTATTTCTGATTATTAGTACAGGTTGAAAGTTTCCTCGTCCTCGATTTGAGGAGCTGGTCGGCGCACCGTTGCAATTTCGATCGCCTCTATGTCCTCGATCTCGTGGGCTTGCAGGCGGCGCGTCTGCTTGTGGTTCTTATTTTGCCCCCGGTTATCACACAACAGCAGACGGGTTGCAACGTCGAGCTGCGGGTTGTCATTGAATAATTGCTCGACTTTGTTGCTGGCGAGGGCGAGACGTTCGGTTATGTCGTTCTCGAGCTGCTTGTTGAACTCCCGTACTCGGGTGAGCTGCTCCGCATCCCCCTCGCGGCGGTCGGCGAGAGCCATAGGCTGCACGTGTTTCCGTTCGAGCATGAAGCGCAGGGAACCGTCCTCGTTCACCGCGAGCACATGGTCGAGGTTGTCCGGGTCGTATTTCACCGCCCAGCGGACATGCGCGTACTCCCGGAACTTGGGGTCGAAACAATCGTAATCCCGTTTTATGCCGCCGATCGTCGGGCGCAAGCCCACGCCCTCGAGTGCGTTGCGGTACCCCGTATCGGCTCCGAACGTGAGGAGGTATTGTTCATCGGAAAGCGGCAAGCGTCGCTCCTCGGGTAGCTTGTCGAACAATCTCACGTACTCGGCACGTTTTTCGGCGCGCTCCCGCTCAATAAAAGCCGTAAGCTGCTGGCGGCACTCCTCCTCGGTCGGGAAGCTGTGGCGGTGTTTGTTCAAAAACTCGCTATTCGGTTGCAAATCCTTGTTCGAGGTTATGCCGAACCCGCCCCAGTTCGTACAGAGCTGGCAATATTTCCTGTTGAAATAATTGAAGAACGGCTCGATCACTTTCGATTTGGCGTTGTGCGCACGGGCGGGAGTGTATATGTCGCCCATGATCTGATAAATCGGTTTGAGGTTCCCTCGTCCGTAGTTGTCACTCTGTATTTGATTCGAGTAGTAACGGCGTCCGAAAAGCTCGGCGGTGTGGTTCGCAGCATTCCGGAGGGCTGCTTTGATAAGTTCGGGGGTCTCCCGTTCGCCGATCGCATAGCCGACCGGATAATTGATACAAGGGTCGAGAACAATAACAACCGTGAGGCGATGCGTGTAGGTGGTGGTAGTACGCCCGTTCTTTTCCTCTGTCTTTTGGTAAAGCAACTCGGACACCCAGCCGTCCATTGTCCAGTATAAGAGCGGAGCTGTGGGGCGCGAACGCTTCACCTGCATACTCCGCTGGTTGCGGAACCGCGTCTCGCCGAGGCGTCCTCCGGCTGTCACGAGGTCGTGTTTCTCGCGCCATACGCCGACCGCCGCCCCGGTAATCGTTTTCCAGCCCTGCGTTTCTGCAACTATGTTGTAAATCCGCGCGATCTGCGCGTTGTCGAGGTTACGGGCGTCGGAAATAAGCCGGATAAGGAGGCTTTCTTTGGTATCGTCGTCGATCTTGGCAGCGTTGCGGGTGCCGTATTTGCCCGTTATCAACGCCCCGTACCCCTCACGCACGTACTGGTTGAATTTCTCTTGCAGGCGGCGCGGGTTCTCCGGCAGGGTGTGCGGGAACGTGTCCGCGATACGCGGCAACGCCTGCGCTGCCTTGCGCCAAAATTCCGCCTTGCTGATACACCGCTTACTCTGTTTCCGGTGCTGACTGTCCGATCGCTCCAGCACCAGCCGGAAAGCGTTTAGGACTGCCGCATTGTTGGCATATTCAGTCTGTTTGTCCGTCGACAAATACTTCCCGTCGCCGAACTGGTGACGCTGGTAAAAATCTAACGCTGCGCCGTCCGGTTCGACGCTCTCGACAAACGGTTTGCTTTCCGCTTGCGCTTTCAAATCCGGACGGCGGCGGTAAACCTCCAGCTGGAACTTTAACGGCAACCTGTCGAGATCAAACAGCGCGGGGTTGCTTCTACAAGCTTTGCGAGCTTGGATAGAAGCATCCTTTTTAACGATGCACTGGATTGCATTCATGGTTGCAATGCCCGCTAAGTCATCGTATGTTACACACAATTTACCGTTGTAGTATTCCATGTTTCACATCTTTATTTTTGCTCCCGTGCCGGTATCGCTCCGGGTAACGCCTTCACGTTCACGGGAAATCGCTATCTTTGTGCGTTCAACTACAAATGTTTAGCGATTATGGAAAACTATATCTGTTTCACTTTTCACCTTCGAAATCGAGTGATGCTCGAAACTGTTCGCGGGAAATTCGGAGCTCTTCTAAGGTCGTTACACCTTCGATACAGAAGTGAATCCGAGTTCCTGCCTTATCGAGACTTATCGAACCCACGTGTCCGGCCATGGCGCCTCGACTTCTCCATGTTGCCACCAGAATACCAGCAAGACAATCATTTGGAAATACTCCGACATCTGAAAGAATCATATTTGCCACGGTTAAAGGCTGCTCATCCTGAATGGGGAGACGTAGCCATTTATAGGAATCTTCACCTGTATCCAAATCTGATTCACTCAATGTCGGATTGGTGGCGATGAGATTCTCCACGGCGTCCCGGTATGCGCGGGCGCACCTCTGTACCCTTTCGAGGGCATCTTCCTTGTGTCGCTTCATCGTCTTACGCGTTTAACTGATTGTAAATCTTTTGCAGGGAATACAGAACATCGCCCCACGTCGCCACTGTCATGTCATTGAATGTCGCCACAGGCTCGTGGTCGATGATGATCGTCGCGGCGTTGGTCTCCCGGTTCACCTGCAACTCCACTCGATCGCCGAAGTTTTGATACATCATTCCCCGCACGTGGTCGTGGCGTGTTTCTACATTCGGACAATAACCTTGCGGTGCCCGCTCCCCGGTATAAATCAATCCGCCTCGTTCCAGTGCGGCGGCACGGAGCATTTGATCGCGTTTGCTGTTGCGTTCGTACTTTAGCGCTCGACTGAGAATCACCCTGTGAACCTTGAAAGTTTGATACAACTCCCGGAATACAGAGGGCGGTAAAAGGATTTGCTTTCTCATAATTGCCTATTAATTGGTTATTTTCAGTATATTTGTTGCGTGGTTGTGTTAAAACCACATTGCAAAGATATAAGATATATCTTAAACAGCAAAATTATTTTTAAGATTTTTTCTACAAAATGAGTGGAGCACTTATAAGAATTAAACAATATCTCGATCTGAAAGGGATAAGCGTTAGAGCGTTTGAGTTGAAATGTGGATTCTCAAACGGCTCATTTGCGAGTCAATTAAAGAATGGCAAGACAATAGGAATTGATCGTTTAGAAAATATCTTAAATGCTTTCCCCGATATTAACATAGAATGGCTTCTTACGGGTAAAGGCAGTATGGCCAAGACCGACACGGTACCATTACCCAAAAACGACCAAACAACCGTTGCGATAGGAAAACGCTCGGACAAGAACGAGGGCATTCCGTTGATCCCAATCGATGCTATGGCAGGGGCGCTTTCGGAGAACAGCCAAACGATCATGGAATATGACTGCGAGCATTACGTCATCCCCATGTTCAAGGGAGCCGAATTTCTGATTCCTGTAAAAGGTGATTCCATGCAGCCCAAGTATTACAGCGGGGATATTGTTGCCTGTAAGCGGCTACCGCTTGATACATTCTTCCAGTGGAACCGCACCTACGTGATAGACAGCGAGCAAGGGGTGCTCATCAAACGGGTAAAACAAGGCGAGGACGACGATCATATCACGTTGGTATCTGACAATCCAGAGTACGACCCGTTTTCGCTCGAAAAATCCCGTATCTACTCACTGGCTCTCGTGATCGGGGTCGTGAGGGCGGAATAA